CGGGAAGGAATGGCGTCATGAGTTATGTAAAAACAAATTGGAAAGATCATGTGCTTTCCAATAATAATTACACCTTAAAAAACAATACGGACGGTACCTATAGTATTAATCCGGCGGGCGAGATAGTTCAGCAGGGAACGCCAATGTCCGCCGATAACTTCAATCATTTAGAGCAGGGCGTTTATGACGCTGATAAAAACGCCGCAGAGGCGCTTAGCAAAATAGGCTCTGGAAACGCCGCCGGCGGTACAACGCCGGGCGGGGCGGCCGTAAGCGCTGAAAAGCTTGAAACCGCAAGAACAATAAACGGGTTAGCTTTCGACGGAACGTCTTCAATTGTAAATTACGGGGTTTGCCCTACGGGGGGAGGGGTTGCCGCCAAAATAATATCGTGTCCAGGATTTTCGTTAACGGTCGGCTCGACTATTAAGATTAGATTTACATCGACAAATACCGCTGATAGCATATCCTTGAATGTAAACAGTACCGGCGATAAACCCGTATGGTATCATGGCGCGACAATGACATCAAAATCATTGAAAATTTTAGCTAACGACATATATGAATTCACATATGACGGAGTTAATTATAGGTACGCTGGAGACCAGCATAATGTCGGACAGACTACTACCGAAAGTGTAAATAGCAACTATGGGATTCTGTTTGCAGACAGCCCCGATAACATCGCCGGCGTTGGGGTTACAAGAAAGTCGACCAAGTTTTTTGTTAATCCGTATACCGGTACTTTGACAGCGAAATATTTTAAATCTTCGTCCGGCGGAAATCTGCTGTATTCCGGCGCTATATCTACGGCGGGGGGATCCGTTACA